AGGTGTGGTACTGTTGACCAAACTGTCGTTAGGGCCTTTTCTAAGGATGAGGCCCGCGATTGTGAGGCAGATGGCACACCTAAGGCTGCACGTGTTATTTGGGTGGCGAATGCCGTTTCTGTTTTGTCAGAGCGTGTGTTTGCAGATTATGTTACTGCTTGTTGTGCGAATTTGCCTTGTTCACGTGTTGGTTGTAACGTGTATAGGCCAGAGGAGGCTGCAGGTTTAGAGCGAGTGCATCAAGCTGCAGCGCAGATGAATGGCGGAGGGTTGTATGAACTTGATGGTGTTGGAATGGACTCTAATCAAGTCCGTCCTACTATGCGTAGTGCAATAGAGACTGTTTGTTATGTAATGACTGCTTCTGGTGAAGACGCCGGTTTGGTTAATGCCTGTCGTGAGGTGTTCAAGGCGTCTTTAGACCCATTGTGGGTTATTAAGAATGATGTTTTGGCGCGTGAGAGAGGGTTGCCCTCGGGCAGTGGGGCCACCTCTTATGTTAATACTTGGGCTAGTGTGGCCAGCCACTTGTTGTGTTGTTTATGGTATGTGCCTGGTTGTCGAGATGTTTGGTTGCGTCTAAGTCTTTGTGGCTCTGACGTAGGGCCCAGGGCTTGGATTGATAGCTTTGAGCAATTTTTGGCGCCTGCTAATATATATAGTGATGATGTGTCAGAGTGTTTTGATGAGGAACAGTTGAATAAAGCTGCTGCTTTTTATGGACTTAAGTATGAGAATCAGCATGGTGCTAAGGTTATGAAGACGCCTGAGACTATAACGTTCTTGAGACGTAGGTTTGTTAAGCGTGGTAGTGATCGGGTGTGGGCTCCATTAGATTTGGGCTCTATAGTTAAGATGCTCATGTTTGAGACGCCACCTTCTAAAGAGACGGAGTTGGCGGGAGCGAGGCGTGATCGAGTGAGATCAGCTCATAGAGAGTTGTGTTTGCATGGTGAGGCTGTCCATGAGGAATGGTTACCGGTGTTGCGAGCTGTGTGGAAAGCAGTCTCTGACGGGTTGCCGGAGGAGTTCCAATTTGAATTGGACCCTTGGGCCCGTGAGTGAATTGCCTCAAGTCTTCCAAGGACTATAAACTTAGGGTGCTGGTAGGGAAGCTACTTATGTAATTGCATTGTTAATATTTTGTATTTGTTGTTGTGTGATGTGACCGTGACTGGTTGTCCGATTCTATGGGAGCCGCCTTAGGCAGGGTGTCTCATTAGTTCTTGTCGTTAAAAGAACCGGTAATGCTATAGCTGGCGACTTATCCGCTCGAGCCTGTCTTGGAGAGTGCCAGGCGCGTGACTATAATTCTACCGTGGTTAACAGTCCACAATAAAACTGTAAACATTTTAGTATGAGTATAAAAATTTCTAATTCAGATGCGCCTTTGAGCGCTGAAACTTCTTTGGGGGTCCCTTCCGGGGGTTCTACCCAATTGGGCTCCGGTGAGGGAGCCGATTTTGCGAGTGGCGATGTGGCCACTCATGTTACTACTGCGTTTAACCATGATTTGACGGTGACGGGGGTGCAGCAGAATGATAATGCTGAGTACTTTGCGCGCCCACGTTTGATATTGACATATCAGTGGGTGGCGGGTACATTGACTAACCAGGGAGTGAATCCTTTCTCTGCTTTTTTTGCAGGGTTGGAGATGTCTAATAGGTATCAGTTCTTGAACCTGTTTAAGGGAGATATGGTGATTAGGTTTATCATTAATGGGACACCATTTTGCTATGGTTTAGATGTAGCAGCTTGGTTTCCGCGATATGGGCTCAATGACGGTGATATTGGGGCGCAGACGAACGTTGTTCAGTGTATACAGAGACATTCAGTTGAGTTAGACCCGAGTTCGGTGAATTCGCAGGATTTGAGGATTCCTTTTGTCAATGAGGACCCATTTACTGGTTTGTCGGGCCAATATCCTTCAGCGTTTCAGAATTTGGGAGTGTTGACGATTCAGGGGTTGCAGACAGTGTTTAGTACAGCTACTTCTTCGCCTGCTCCGTTGACGGTATCGGTTTATGCATGGTTGGAGTCCACTGAGATCGGGGGGCCGACCCCGCAGTTGTATGCTCCTTCAGCGCCGAAGGGAAAAAGTAAGGCGTGGGCTATGGTTGAAAAAGTTGCAGGTTCTTCAAAGGAGGACGGACGTGGTCCCGTCTCTGCTGTGGCTTCAGCAGTAGCGACAGCGGCTGGCTCGCTGCGTGGAGTGCCTTTTCTGGGTGAAGGGGCTATGGC